GTCTATTTTACAAGATTACCCAGCGTTCATCACTAGGAATTGTTACTGAAACGCCACTATTTATGGTAATTGGGCCAACTGATTCTGCTGATTTGCCTGTGCTTAAAGTGTAGTTTGTAGTCACAACTCTAGCGTTTTCTACAAATACTTCATCACCGCCACCACCTGTAGCACCGCCACCGATTGCACCCCAAGCACCATCAATATAGCCTTCAAAGTTGCCTGTAGTGGTGTTATAGCGAATCATGCCATCAATAGGAGTTCCTGGCTGTTGCACAGTAGTTCCGCTAGGCACTTTAAGTGCGCCTGTGCCATTAAATTCGCCATTAGTTCCAAAGGTTGCATAACCTGTGGTTTCTAGCGTGGTAAATTTACCTGTAGATGGGGTTGTAGCACCAATACTGGTATCGTTAATAGTTCCACCAGTAATAACCACATTAGTGCTTGTAGCCTCTATAAATTGGTCATATTCAACTGAATTACCAGAGGCGCTACCAGCTACTAAATTGACAATTTTATGGCTATTAGCGTTTAAATTGCCTGTCATTGGGGTTTGACCATCAGCAGCAATAGAGCCTGTTAAAGCGCTTGCAATGTCGTTTAAAGTGGTATTAGCCCAATCTGAGGTAATAGAAGTTCCTGTAACGACTGGATTAACGCTACCAGGTAGATTATATGTTCCCGAACCATTCCTACTCATTTGAATCCTCTACTTTCTTGCCAGCCCTCATTAAAGCTGCTAATTTGTTTACATCACCTTTACGAATTTTTGTTGCTTGATATTTTGCTGCTGCGCCCAATGCTGGAGCAATAACAACACCTGGACCGCCAGCAACGCTAAATCCTAACAATGAACCAAGGGTTGTTGTTCCAAGATTTCTAAGGTTATATTTAGCGGCATTAGCCAAGAAGTTTTGTGTTTTTGTTCCTTGTGCAGCTTGTCTAATAGCTTCCTGCTCTTCAGGTGTAAACAAACGCATACGCCTATCATCTTCAGACAACTGCAACAACTTATTATGTAAATATTGCTCTGTGCTAAGTTTAGAATCTCGAATTTCAGCTTTATCAAGCATATCCTCAAATACTTCAGATTTGCTTAATCTATTGTATGTATCTCTTGCTTTTTTCCAATCAGCCAAACCTTGTGGATTTCCGCCAATAATAGAAGAATCAGGCATATTTGCAATGTAATCGTCAAACTCAGCTTTTAAGCGAGTGGCAACCATTTTTTCATCTTCTTCTTTGCTTTTTTGTGCGTTTCTAATAAATTTTCTAAGAGTTTTTAATTCTTGAAAATCTTTAGGAATATCAGCATTTTGCAAGTTTTCTAAAGCTACAGCCACTTTAGGCATTGTTCTAGCATCGTAGCCAAACTCTCTTAAATCAGAGCCTACAGATTTCATCATATTAGAGAAATAAGTAGGGTTTAATTCAACACCAGATTCTTTAGCTGCATTAAAGTATTTTGAAGATTCTTCAGCCAATTTTTCAGAAGTTGGGGCTAAATCAATAATTGATGGTTTTTTACGCAATGCACTTGCCATTGATTCTGCGGCATTTTGAGCTACAGGTTTAATGTTTTCGCCAACTGCTTTTGCTACTGTTCCAGTATTTCTTAATGCTTGATTTAAGCCAGGGCTGCGTAATGCTTGTTCCATAGAAGGAATAGCGCCAATATTACCGATATATGGAGGTAATTTAGCTGCTCCAATAGCTTCATTAGCTTTTTCAAAAACATCAGCAGTTACAGGTGATGTAGGTTGAAATTGCAATTTTTCAGCTAATTGTGCGCCAGCTTGACGACCTTCTTCAACGCCTTTTTGTGTGCCGTAATTTGGGCTTGTAATGCCTTTATAAACGCCATAAGCAGCGCCTATAGGTTGAGCAATAGCACCACTAGCTACAGTTGCTGGGACTTCATATAACGCTTTAATCCTGTCAGACATAGTCACAGGTTTTGCGTTAGCCTGTGGGTTTATGGCATTTGGTTTTTCGCCAATCATGGTAGGAACATCAGTATTAATGACATTTCCACGATTTTCTGGCGTAGGAGTAAATTGTGGTTCAGGCTTTTTGCCGCCTTTGAGCAGCATTAAACCTTCGTCTGATACTTTAGACAAATCCCTGGCTTTTAAAGCCATTAAATCCGAATCAGATAATTGAGATAAATCCATTATTTTTTCTTCTTTCTGCGTTCAATTTCAGCATCAATAGAAGATTCACTTGGTAGTGAGCCAGAATTTTGAATTGACAACGAACCCAAAGAACGCTCAATATTATCAAGCGCTTCCATGTTTGAAGCAAAGTCTTTTTTGGGGTCTGTAGCTGCATTAAGCCACAATTTCAATTCAGCATTGGAATCAATTTGTTTAGCAGACATACCAGTAGCTTTTTGAATTGCAGCCAATAATTTAGGCCTTTCCATTGCAATCGAATTACGAGCAGAAGCCGCCTGTGTTCCCAATTTATTACTAATAGCTTGACCCCAATCAGAACTACTTGCTCCAGCCTCAAGATTTTGCAGCCATGATTTTTCTGTATTTTGAATTGCGTTTAAATCATTTAATTTAGTATATTTATCACGCAAAGTATTAACAGCCAAATCAACATCATTAGCGCCAGCAAGTTTAGTTTGAACTTTAAGGTCTGCTGGGCCTCCAGGGATTGCTTCTAAAGTTCCTGTTGGAGTCATTCTATAACCCATTGGAACTCTAGAGTTAGCTTGATTGGCAGCCAAAATACCTAAATGCGCTTTTTGATATGCGTTCATTTGATTTTGAAAATCATTAAACGAACCTTTAAAATTACCGCCTTCAGGAGTTTGAGCAAATTTGTATTTTGCAACTTCATCAGGTGTTTTAGGAATCATATTTCCAACAATAGCCGCTTTATATTCAGAACCAGCGCCATAAGGATTGTTGGTTGAGATTTCTCTTAATGCAGCAGCCAAATCAGGTTTTGTTTCGGCTTTAATTGCAATAGGTTTAGGAACATTCCCAGCATAAGGGCCAGCCAATTCGGTTTTAACTTCTGGCGTTCCTGTAATGTAATCAGTAATTTTTTGTTCTTTTTCTGTTTTAGCTTCACGAATTTGTTTAGCCAAATCCATAGCTCTTTCTTCGCTCTTTTTATCTAAATAAGCGCCAAGCATCATGTTTACAGGCCCTTGGGCATTTTGCCAAAAGCTGTTAGGAACATAGCGACCTGATACCATTTGTCCAGCAGGTCCAGCGTTTTGCTGATAACCTTGCTGTAATAGCATTTGAGCCATTTTGCGTTGGCGCTCTAAACCCTGCATTTCAGGGTAAATTGGGTTCAGATAATCATTTTCAGTAGCCATCATAGTTCCTTAAAGCCATTGCTAATTTTAACTTTTCATCTTCATCTTGTATTGGTTGAACATCATCAGCTTTTACAAATGGGTCTTGACCTTTATATATTTCTAAATCAGGTTGCTTTTGAGTTTGACCTTTGCCACCCATATTCATTAATGATTTAGCTAATAATTGCTTTTGAAATGGTGACATTCCGCTATTATTTGCTGGCGTATTCCAAGAATCAGGTTGCCCAGTAGTGGATGTATTTCTAGCTTGCTCCATTACATCTTGATTCATATATTGTTGGTCGCCAGCATAAGGTGCTTGACCTGCATTTGGATATGTAGGTGTATAAGTTGAACCTGTGTCTACTGTAAAACTAGAGCCAGCAGTAGGAGTAAATGAGCCTCCTGTAGAATATGTTGGCGTATATGAAGCAGAAGGGTCTACTGTAAAACTAGAACCTTCTGTAGGAGTAAATGCACCACCTTCTGCGGCAGTTCCACCAGCACCTGCTTGACCTGCTGCGTAACCACCTGCATAAATAGAAGCAATGGTTTTAGCAACATTGTGCATAGAGCGACCAGGACCTGTGTTAATACCAGCCGCTTCTGCTTTTGTATAACTATCTTTAGGCGCACCACCCCAATAATCTGTCATTGGTTCGTAATGGCGATGAATCCCAGTAACAGGGGCGGTCCAATCAAAAGCCTTGTTCCAAACCTTTGTGCTACCTTCATCCATAGCACCAATAAAGGCTCGTTCAGGGTTTTTCTTGAGCTTTTCCCAGTTATTATTTAGATTAAAGTTTTCAAATTTGAAAACATCGCCTAGCCAACTCATAGTTTTGCGTAATCCACAACTTTATAACCATCGTCAAGTGTATATACAGCTTCAGGAATAATTTGCTCAACTTCCTGTGCCATAACGCCAACAAACTTGCCATGTCCGTTATAGGGTTTATCTTTAAATTCTGGCTTGTATTCAAATTCATAAACATTAAGACCATTAGGCATTGCACCAACAATCTTGATATTTTCTTTCATACGAATATCTGAACCAGCAGGGGCCATCATATATGCAGCACCTAAACTACCCCCAAGGCCTAATAAACCTTGATTTGCGCCAGATTGAGCTGCTTGTTGAGCATTAAAGTTGCTCATATTGTATTGACCTTGCGCTTGTGCGGCAGTCAATAAATCTGGGCCTGTAGTTGTTGCCTGTTGCGGAGCATTTATAAATGTTGGGTTTTGAACTTGCGAGCCTGTGCGTAATGCGCTCAATGTATTGAGTGGCAAATTGTAATTTGTAAGAGCCTGATTGTATGCTTGTTGTTGAGCTGTATTTCCAAAATTTGCAGAAGTAAGGCCTTGATTAAATAATGTATTTCCAGCAGTTAAACCAGTTAATTGAGATTGATTTAACAAATCGTTTTGTTGCATACCTAAAGATACTTTGGCTCTGTTGTAAGCCTCAGTTCCAGGAGCAATACCTTGATTAGCAAGTTTTGCATCTAATTGCTCTTGCTGAATTTTCATTTGTGGAGCTAAACGCTGCATCAACAACTGATTAGCTTTATCCCATCCTTGCATACCGCCTTGGTTATCAAGCGATGTTTGAACGCTAGGGATATTTGGGTTAAACCCTTGTCCCATAGTGTTTTGAACATTTTGTAACTGAGCATTAATAGTTCCACCAAGACCTAAAGCGGCTTGATTTTGGGTATTTAATAGTTGTTTACCTACATCAGAAAGGCTGGTAGTAGCAGTCCATGTAGGGTTTCCGTATGGGTCAGAACCAGTAATTTTGTAATCAAGGTTTCCATAAGGGGTTACTTGATTTACACGATTAGCAGCCGTAGCGGCTCTTGCCGCATCTAAGTTGCCTTGTGCAGTTTGTTGCGCTGCTCCTGTGTAATCAGGCGCTGCTGGCGCACTTGGCGCAGGTCCTAATCCTAAAAATCCACCGCCACCCATACTACTCTCCTTTTGCTGTCCTTAAAGGGCATTTAATGTCGAGCCAACGACAATCTTCACGCTTCATAGCCATAATCACTAAATCACCATCCATATGGGCATCAGGGATTTCGGCTACCACTTTAAAACCAAGGTGTCGGTTTAGTTTTAGGGCAGATTCATTACTGCCACAAACTTGCCCTAGTATAACGCTAACTCCTAGTTTATTAAAGGGATAATCGAAAGCCGCCCATAATAAATCTCTACTTGCCCAATTTACCTCATCTACTGCTGCTACATGAATTTGACACGCTTTTGGCATAAAAGTGCAATAACCAACAACCGCAACCAAATTCCCATCTATTTCCTGCCCAATACATACTGTTTCTTCAGGTAATGGGTGGTTCATCATGCGAACCAACCAATCCCCCATATATTTTTGATTTTCAGTAGTAACTTTCCTCAAACTACGCCACCTGCTTCCATTACATAATCTGTAGAAGCCCAATGAAACTCAATTCCCTGAGAGGCTACAGTCATATTGATAGAGCCACTAAATCCAATACCTGTAACGCCCTGCCAAATGCGAGTGGTTACCAATCCTCCACCCCAGTTAGCATCATCCCAATTTGATTCATCCCAAACGCCAATATTCAAAATAGCTGGATTAAATGAAACCTCTCCAAGATTGTCTACAGGCTGAAAATCGGTGCTGATATTGCATAAAACAGTTGGCACACCATTATTTGTTTGCAAAATAGGTCTAACTAGCGTAAATCGCTTTAATTGACCTGGGCTATCAAAATAACTATATGCTTGTTGCACCGCACCAGTAATATTGTTTCCATTGTCGGCATTGGTTGTGTAATAAGTTCCAACAAATCCATCACCGCCAAAATGAACATCGCTATCGCCTGAATTTACAAAGCAATATGCTTGAATACCTGTGAATCTAGCCCATGATTTTGTAATGGTGTGCATTACATATTGCTCCATTCCAGAATCCACAGGAATGTTCAAAATAAGCATATTTTCAGATGCGTAATAAAGAATTTGCCATCCAAAATTAGCATAATAATTTGTGGCGGCTTGACTTACGGCATAGTAAATCTTATCGGTAATATTAACTCTAGGGTCTAAACGGCTTGATTGCAATGCTGAAGCAAGAGGAACAATACCATCTTGAGTTAGCAATAAAAGGTCACCAGCCCATTTATGAAAGCATCTGCGGCTAAATGTCTGACCTAATTGCCAAACACCTTTTAAAGCCCATGTATCGGCTGTATTAGGGTCTGTTCCGTTATAGACCATAATTTCGCCCATACTGGTTACAAATACAGCATAGTCGTCTGCACCTTGACCAGCATCAAGAGTCCATGTTCCCATAGCCTGTAAATATCCACCGCTACGAGCAATACCGCCAAAACGCAAAGGGGAAGCAGCTCCACCAATCGAATCTACAGGCATATACCAGCAATTTAAACTGTCTTTTTCGGTGAAATATAAACGATTTTTAAATAAATTGACATTAATAAATTTACTTGAATCAATGCCTGTAATACCTAAAACTGTATAAGAACCCATTACAGAAGCATCTGCCCCAGGGTTTGAAGCCATTGTGTAAGTAAATGTATCTGCATCTACTTTAGTAATAACAAAAGTTCCGTTATAAGCGCTAGGGGTAGCTCCAGAAATAGTAACTTGATTGCCTGTTATAAGCCCATGAGCTGTGGAGGTATTAAGGGTTGCGGTTGTTCCTACATGAGTAATAGAGCTAATTGTTTTTGCGGTTTCTGTAGTCGCTAAAAAGAACCAATTTGTGCCGTCATAAACAGTCACAGGGTCTACGCCATTGCAAGCAACAATCCAGTTTCCAGCGTCATTGGCAAAATTTACAAATTGCAATTTTGAATCAGACAAAAGAGAAAATACCTCTACTGCCGTTGCCTCTGTGGCATCCCAAATAGCAGTTTCTGCAACACCAAACAGTTTGTAGCTCTCACTAGCAACGACTGATGGGTAGGTCATTATGGTGTTTACACGACCTGTAATTCCGTCTGATTTTTTCTTCCAACCTTTACGCAAAGTAACATCAGTAGGGGTAGGGTAAAAATTAATCATTTGAACCGCATCCATTGGCTGCATAGCTGCCAAAGAATCCCTAGCGTTCCAACCGCCTATGGGAGCTGGAATAGACGAGGTTCTAGCTGTATTTTGTTTTGCTCTTTGTAAAAGCATATTTAGCTTCCATAACCAGTATCAGGAATATTAGCCCAACCAATAAGAACTTTAGATGGGTATGGAGCAAATGATAGATTTGGAGCGCCTTTGTCTTGAGCTTTAGCAATAGACAATACACGCTGATAATCTTGAGAAACAACTGTAGTATCAAAGCCTTTAATGCCCCAATACTTCATTTTTGTTAGCAAAACAATGGTTCGGTCATCTAATACTGTAGTGTCAGAATCAGCAGTAAAACTGTTTTTTACTACGCCAGTTGCGCTACGAACATAGCCTTTAGATTTGTATTCCCAACCAATATATTCATTAGTATTCATTGGAGGCCATACTTGGAATTGATTATCCAAAATACGCCAGCGAATACGAGGACCAGTTGAGATATAACCAGACTTTAACCATTGCCATTGCTGTGCATCTTCAGGCCCTAGAGCCTCCCAATGCTTTGTTTTATCCCATTGAGTGCGATTTGTGATGGTTTCAAAGTCAAATGGCAGGTCATAAGCCGTTTGAGCAAGAACTACCGCTCCTGTGCCTGTTCCTGAAGCCATTTGGCTCATAGTAATTGTTTGACCAGAAACTGATACTACATTGGTATCTTGGTTAATATTATTACCAGTAATTTGCCATTGTGTATCTACTGCGGTTAAATCTACACCATCTTCAATTACAAGCTCTCTAGAACCTTCTACAGAAGTTCCATTGCAATTAATAGATTGTGTATAAAAACGATACTGCACTTGGAGGGCTTGCCAATCGTATTCTTTCACCAAATCATATCCAGCACCATTCATTAGAGCTAAAATTTGCTGAACATCTTGCGATTGATTGCCGATTACATAGGTAGGAACTGCCAAGTTAAGCTCGGCAGCCACCTGTTGAACCATTTGCAGCATCGTTTGGGACATATTAGGCCTCTACTACTTTATTTTTGCGTTGTTTTGGGGTCTTTTCCGCAACAGCCGCAAGTAGCGCTGACATTTGTTCCTGCATTTGTGCCAGCTTCGCATCTGTTTCAGCCTTAATTTTAGCATTTTCTTCACGAAGTGCTTGCATTTCAGCCTCTTTTTGTGCTATTTCAGCCGACTCAGTTGCTAAATTTAAAAACTGCTTGGCTTTTTCTCTAAATCCATGAGGACTCATACCAGCAATCATGCCAATACGCTGTAATTGTAGGTCTGAGCAATTAGCAACATCTTCTACTGTGCGGAATTTAATGCCTTTAAGCTCTTCTGCTTGAGAGCGACTAATCAAAGTCCATTCTTCAATAGGTGTGCCAACAATTTGCTCTTGTGAGCCTACTTGATTCTGATAATGCGCCCATTGGCGTGGAAATCTAGCTTTATGGGATTCTTGTGCATAAGTGTCAATTTCTGTCAAATTGTCGCCTGGAACACAAATACGAACAAAATCAAATTCTTTAAAAATCGGTCTACCTGCTGCTGCTGTTTCATCTTCTTGCTTTACAGACCGCTTATAGAATGTGACTGCTAGTCGTGAATCTGCGTTTTGGTCGTCTGATGGTAATGCCATTTTAATTCTCCTAAGTGGTTAGGTTGTTAAAAAATAAAAAGGACTCCCCTTGTGGGAGAGTCCTAGTCTACTACTGTTTCTTCAATTTTTTAGACTGAAGCCTTGCTGAACCAAGCGTAGTCACCAGATACCAATGCAATGCCAGGACCTTGATAAGTTCCAGCAGAGCCAGTAGCTACGAAAGTGGTTGTGTTAATTGAGCAGGTAGCTGTAGAAGCAGCAATAGCTTCACCAGCTTGTGCAAACACATAGCGGCGGCCATCAGAACCAAATGTTTCAGCGCCCAAAGGACCGAAAGCAGGGATTGATTCAGCGGTTGAGCCGTTTGTGTAAGCAAACTCAACAGGAGTTGTGGTATCCAAATTAATACCAGAGATAGGTAATACTGAGTAAGTCATGATGTGTTCCTTTAATTAGTTAATTAGACTGTTTTAAACAGGGCTTTCGCCCTATTTATTAACTACCAGTCAGCAAGCCTTGTAGGAAGCGGTTAGAAGTTGTGAGATTGCCAGCCCATCCATAGAGCTTCACAATCGCGTCCTGGTTTATAGACTGACGCTCTCCACCAATAGGCACGAAGTTACGCTCTTTGTGTGGGCGGAAGAAGATGTAGTTAGTGTTCAAGAAATACATATAAGTTGCAGTTTCTTGTGAACCATAACCACCACCTAATACCACATCAGCAGATGTGCCACCACCATAGAACTTCAAGGAAGCGAAACCAGCAGCGCCAGACTCTTCAGCAGCAATACGCTGAATAGCTTGCAATGCGCCTACATAGTAGGTATACATTGTGTTACCAGCAACGATAAGGTCAGCCTTGTCTGTGCCACGAATCTGCTTGATAGCAGCTTCAGTCATCTTAGCAAGGATGTTAGATGTGCCAGTTGCGCCTGTGGTAATTTGGTTTTGCCAGAAAGACCAGTTAGCTGCATTGATACCACCATAAGTGCCAGTAGTAGGGGTTGCAGAAACAGCAGCGCCAAGACCATCAAGGTTCTTACCGCCATTGCCTGTGCCATCACCGAACAAGTCACCAGAAATGCGGTTCAACAAGCGAGCTTCAGAAACTTGCATACGACCATCCAAGAGGTCAATGATTGCTTCTTTAGAGCTGTTTTGCAACATTTCGAGGCCAGACATTGTTACAGCGTCTGCATACTGAGCAATCTTGTATTGTGCAGCAGAGATTGGGCTATCTGGTTGAATGTTCAATACTTCATAACCGCTATAAGAGTTAGCGTTATTAGTATTTGGGTCGTTATACATGATTTCTTCCAAAATCACATTACCGCCTGAGAATGGGCGAACATTGCCCTTCTGGTTCAAGCGTTGAAGAATCGCATTGTTTTGTGTTAAGTTGTCTGCCAATTCACCGCTACGACTTTGAATGGTGGTAGCGATAATATCGGTAATCGCTGAGTTAGCAAATGCCATGATATATCCTTTAAAAAATGTTTAGTTATAGCCTGGTGCTTAATACTTCTCCGACTTTTTCGGATAATAATGAGCGCCTATCCTTTTTATCGCCAGGTTCTGCCACTTTTCCGCTAGGTGTAACGGATTTAGGACTTACTGCTGCCGCCTTCGCCTTCGCTACTTGCTGGGCTTTGATTGTTGCCTGTTTAGCATCTTTCAAGAGTCTTTCTTGTTCTAGTTGCCAAACATCATCATTCATACGCACAGCTTTCTTGTAGGCTGTTTCGAGGTCTTGGGCTTTCCCTAACTCAAGTAATTGAGCCATTTCTTCCCTTACCACATCAAAGTGAGGGTATTTCTCCGTATCACTTCGATACTTCTCAATTTCATTCATTAAGCGCTGATTTTCTTCCATTTGGAATCGGCTCTTAATGGTTGAAACCTCTTGATTAACCATGTTTAATTGGTTCATCAACTGTTGAGTGTAGGGGTCTAACTGTTGTATTTCCCCAACACTTTGATTTAATTGTATACCATAATCTGATGCAAGTTTCTGAAATGCTTGAATTTTTTGTTCCATTGGTGCATTAGACAAAATTTGTTCTGCACGAACTAAATCTTGAATATATTTTGTAGGCTCAAGTCCACGCATTTGTAGATTTTGAGCAAATGGAGCAACCGCTTCTTCATAGGCTTTGGCTCTATCAGCTTCTGCCTTATAAGTGCTTACGCCTTTCTTATATTCGGATTCACGCTGATTAGCATATTCGGCAAACTTAACAAAATCCTCTTTGCTAATTTGTTCGCCTTTTTCCATTTTGTCCCAAATTTGGACATACTCTTTTTTCCATGTAGATGGGCGACTTACAGGCTTTTCCTGCGACTCTTCATCCGACTCCTCAGATTGATGTTCCGCAGAAATCTCGGCAGGTTCTTCGCTTCTTTCCTCGCTAATTTCCTCTTTGTCGGACTCCTGGGCCAAATTTTCTTCCAAAATAGGGTCTTTTTCAGGTTCGACAATTTCTTTCTCCTCTGGCACTTCTAAAGTGCCTTCTTCAGCAGCTTCCATAGCTGCTTCTAACATTGCTCTGCGGTCTAATTCTTGGTCTGACATGGGGATTCTCCTAAGTTATCAGGGTTATCGGAGTCGTGCATGAGCCATTTCTGCGATTTGGCGTTTGCGTTCTTCCTGGGATTTACGACTTAATTTAATTTCAGGGTGTTTCATAGGCACATCGTTCCCCAATTCAATCATCCGATGTTCCTTTAAATGCGCTCTGTGATGGCTACGACTTTTAATCCATGTGCCATCTACTTGACTAACATAGCCTTCAATGTCAGACATGACCATAGGCGCTTCACGCCTAGTCATTTCTTCTTTTTGTTTCCATGCTTCTTCGGCTTCTGGTGTTCCTAATTTGTAACCCCAAAACTCAAGGTAATAATCTTTATCAGACTGTTGTTTTTTTACAACATGATTGCCTTGAGAATAACCGCATTTTGGACAAATATCCATTACATCCTCCTTATTAGTTCAGGCACTTGGTCATATTCTTCTTGACGCAAAGCAACAACGGAGTCATACCAACGCCCATTTTTCCAACGCCAACAAACATATTCTTCTTTGGGTAACAACACGATTGTTTTGATTCCTAATGCGCCAGCAAGGTGAGCTGTTCCTGTATCTACAGTCACAATGCCTTTCATTGCTTTCATGTGTTGTGCAGTAATTGACCAATCGGTTTTCCAGCCGTCATTTGGCAATGGATGGAAAAAGCCTTCATGTTCTGGAGATAAGCTATAAGCGTTATCCCCTACTAATTCATACATTTTGTGGTCTGGAATAGACTTAATGTGATAAAGAATGTTCTTAGATGCGCCCCAATTTACGCCTATTTTTGGCTCAATATTTGATGGTTTTGCATACAAATAACCTTCAGAACCTACGATTTTTTTGTTTGTAATGGGAAAAAGTGATTTAGCGTATGGTGCAGAGTGCGATATATAGTATGGAAGGCTCATATTACCTATCCAATAATCACAACTGACCACATCTTCACATTCTGGTTGGTTTGTTAGGACATCTATGCACTCAAATTGACCTAATAACTTAAGCAATGAACCATGAGTTAGCAAAACAACCTTTTTTGCACCCATTACCTTTAAAAATGGCAAAAATCTAGCAAACATAAAGATGTCGCCAAAGCCTTGTTCCATTTGAACAACAATGGATTTATTTAAAAGTGAAGTTCCTTGCCAAACAGCAGGGCCTTTTGGCTTTTTGGTGTATTCATTAACTTGGTTGGCTAAAACTTCAGGATGCCAACGATATTCAAATAGCCTAAAACCAGCGTCATAACGACCTTGATGTAAATGTTCGTAGGCTTCTTTGTATTTTTGGTGTGGGTTTACAAGATTAGTGCTAATAGGGCCTCTTCATCGTCTAATTCTGCTTGCCGTTTAGCTTCTAAGACTGCCAACTCCTGCTCTAAGCGGATTTTGGCTTCTCTTATTGCTACTGCGGTTTGCAGGTCTTGCTGTTGTTTAACAAGATTAGCGATATACCTATCAATATTTGCAAGCTGTGTTGAGGTATCAACGCTAACTGCTTGACTGGATTGTATATTATTTTGTTGTTTTTGTGCAACAGGTTTTGGGTCTACCAAATCCGTAATAAGTTGCTTGCGTTTTTCAGCATCATCTTTTAATGCTTCTCTACGCTTTTCTTCTGCTTTACGCAGTTTTTTTTGTATAGCTTTATACCGCTTTAGCTCTTCCCTTGTCCATGCGTCATCACCACCATTTTTGCCTGATGGCGTAGGTGGAGTAATAACAATTTGGAAAGCGTCATTTTGAAACGCTGTCGGTTGAAAAGCGGTTTGAAACATTACAGAACGACCCAGCGACTTCCACTAGATACAGTTACCGCTTGACCACTAGCTACAGTCATAGGCCCAGCAGACATAGCTGATGAACCGCTAGGAATCGTATAGCTTGCAGATACAGTATTACTGTTTACGACAATGCCGTTGGTTGCTTGAATTACTGTGCCTTTTACGCTATTTGGCGTTGTTCCACCGATAGCTGGTGGGCTAGATAAATCCAATGTGCCACCAAGCGTTAGGCTACCTGACGATGTAACTGTGCCACTTAGGGAAATCCCTGATACTGTTCCTGTGCCACTTACGCTAGTTACTGTGCCAGAACCTTTGTTATTAAATGTAGTCCAATCTGTGCTTGTAAGGTAGCCATTTACGCTTCCTGTGGCGGCTGGCATAGCCAATGTAGGAGTTGTGCCACCTGTGCTTGTTAATGGCGCTGTAGCACTAACGCTAGTAACTGGCGCTGTGCCACTAGAAGCGGAAGTCAAACGACCTTGGGCATCTACTGTAATAGAAGCGTTGGTGTAAGACCCTGCACTAACAGCTGTGTTATCAAGGGCAATAGTTCCGCTTGTAGTGATTGTGCCACCAGATAAACCAGTTCCAGCAGTAATCGAAGTTACTGTGCCGCCTGATGATGGTGCTGTATTGGTAATGGTGAAATTAGGATATGTTCCGCTAGTGCTAATGCCTGTTCCAGCGGTCAAAACGACTGTTTGGTCTGGTGCGGTATTAGTAACTGTAACCGCACCAGTTGAACCGCTTACGCTGATACCAGTAGAAGCTGCTAAAGATGTAACACCTGTATTGCTAATTGTTGCGCTGTTATTTGTTTGTGTTACAGAAATGCCTGTGCTTGCGGATACTCTAGTTTGGAATGAAACCCTTACAGTTAATACACC